AGGGAGGAAGAAGGGGCTCGGGGTGTGTCGTTCGCCAAAAAAAGAAACATTTTGCGTCGCTTTGTTTCTTGCTTGGATTCGTTGCGCTGTTTTGTTGTTGACGAAGGTCGCTCCTCGCGATGAGTTGCATGAGGCGCAGCTGGGGACAAGGTTGGATCGGTCGTAGGGATCGCCTCCACGATCAAGCTCAATGATGTGATCCACTTGTGTGGCCTTGGTTCTCTTGCCATGAAGCCTGCACCAGTGACACTCACCATCTTCCTCGAGTACAAGCCGGCGCACTTCTTTCCATTGCTTGGTGTTGTAGATGGGGTTACCTGCCATGAATCTCCATGCCGATCTGGCATCCGCATTTCTCAAGGTCTAAGCCTTGGATGACTTTCCATCCTGTGTCTCTGCATTGTCCACAGGGCTGATGTTCTCTTAGTTGAGTACGCGTAGGGACGAGACACTCTGAGTCTTTGTTTATTAGTTCTTGATATACATCAGGGTTTTCCCCGTAGGGATTTTCCCCACGAGGTTTGACCTGCGGTGATGTGTTTCTCACAGGTTTATCCACACGCTGTGGTGTGTCAAATACGAGTGTGTCGTAGCACCATTTCCCTTGCTCGTCTTGGTATCGCCTGCGCTTGATATAGCCGGCGGACTCAAGCTCTGACATTGCTGTACGGATAGCATCTATACCCTCTTTCTTGACGCTCGCGAGGTGTCGTGTGGAGGTTCTCCAGTTGTCAGGCTTGGACAGGACAAAGATCAGTACTCCTGTGGCCTTGAAGGTGAGACGCTGATCTTCAATGATCTCGTTACGGATCTGAGTCCAATTCGACTCTGGTCTGGGGGCTCTGTAGATGCTCATGAGACTTCTTCCATCGTGACGCGTTTCCCTGCCCGATACGACTGATAGCCGCGCACCTTCCCATCAACAATCACCTTGACATATCTGTCTAGGTGTTGGTCGGCGTTCAGCAGTGTGAGGACGACGGAGGGATGCGTGTGAAGGGCTGTGGCTTGTTTCTCGGTCAGATTGCGACCTGCACCCACGCGATACAGACAGATCACCTGATACTCAATCATGCTCCGAGCCTCAACCAGTGACCATCAATCAAAGTCTCAGCAAACATGCAGGACTTGGAGCGCGCCTGAATGAAGATGCCGTCAATGGTCAGATACTCACATTCTTCGCCAGCGGTACGCAGAGCGAAAATATGGATGTAGTGCCGATGCTCGGGGTCTCCAGCTTGGAACAGGACTCTCATCGGTCGGATGGGTTGCATCCATTCACTTGTGTCGGGGCTCATTGTGCTTCTTCTTTCGTTTGTAGTGATTTGAAATGTTTGAGGGTGGCGCTTGGTGGTGCAAGCTGTGAGATTGGCAGGTCGTAGCAGTCAGTGTTGAAATAGCGACCTGTAGGACTCATCAGGCCGTTCTCATCAAAGTTCATCATCGGATCGCCTTCATGGTGCAAGGTCGCCATCCTGAAAAACTTGTCCCACGAGCATCCACCGAGAAGCCAGACGCACTCAGGTATGCCGGCGACAAACTGGACGCGGTTGAAGAAGAAGAAGTCAGACTTCTCTGTCTGTTTCTTTCGTGCTCCAAAATTGACCTTGTAGTTCATCGTGGGAGCAGTGGAGCATCTCTGCGTTTTGACTTCAATCGTGTGACCTGAGTGAAGTCGGATGTCGCTCTTGTTGTTTTGGTGTTTGTACGCGAGAAGGTTGTTGCTCCAGCAGTAATCAATGACAGCGATCTCACCGATCGCACCAAGCAGAAGGTGCTCTTCTTTGTAGTCGGCGCGTTTCTTAAAACTTGCGCCATCTACATCTTCAAGTAGTTCGTTCGCTTCAAAGATGAGACGCTCTGTGACTTGGACTCGAATCATCAGAACGCCTCCCCTTCGGTCATCTTCTTCGCTTTAAGATCGGCAACCAAAGACTCAAACTCAAGTCGTCCATTCGGAACTTCGCCGGCATGACCAAGGGCCTTCAGTAATCGCCTTTGACCTTCTGATGCCATCCAAGCCTTTGCGGGCTTCTGCTCGGTTTGACGGTTCACCACTTCCTCAAGTGAGGCCATCTTCGGGAACGACATCATGAGCCCAGCCAAGCGACCGAGACAACTGGTGGACGCGTTCTGTTGTTCTGCCAATTTCGTGAATGGCGTTCTGCCCGGAAAGGGCTCGAAGCAGGTCGCTTGGCATGGGAGAGGGTCGTCAGGTGTTCGCCATGCTTGCATTGTGACACTGATGAAGATCTGCTCACCAATCGTCACGATCTCTGGACGATGCTCTTTAATACGAAGCTCGGGCCACTTCGCCAGTAGAGCTGCGAAGCGTGTCGGGACATCTACATAGTCACTCAGATCCATAGCGTTCAGCCTCCTCGAATCGGTTGATCGTTGAAGTCAATGATCCGAACGGATCGTTCGCGGGCTTGTAGAAGCCGATGAGCTCGTCATACAGATCTGAGGCCATGCCCTGCCAAAACATGATGCGCTTGTCTCTAAGTTTCAAACGAAGTTCAAGGTCTGCGATGTGCTTCTCTTGTTCTCGGATTGTCTGAACCATACCGTCGGGGTCGTTCATTGGATATTCCTTCCTTGTTGGATAATCCGACACTACATGACGGGTCTGTCAGAGATGAGCATTGCCCGTCTTTGATTTTCCGATGTGCCTCCCCAAATGCCCGGCAAGGTACGAGCTTCAAATTGGAGCGCATAGTTCAAACAGTCTGCGATGACAGGACACTCTTGACATACTGCGACGGCCTGACGCAGGTCATGCCATGCGTTTGGGCCTTGCTCGGGGAAGAACCAGTCAACAGGAAGCTCGCGACAAGCTGCGTCAATTTGCCAGTCAGGGCGACTCAGCATGGCAAGCTCCAAGGTGTCCAGCCACACTTGCCCTGTTCTTCGCGACTATTCCACAGCAAGTAAGCGAAACGAAGATTCGAGGACGGGACAGCCATGTCGTCTAATGTCCAGCCCATCTCGGACAGCCATTCTTCGTGGATCTGGTTGATCTGAGTCAAGCCGTAATCGTGACCATTGAACCATTCGGAGTCCGCTGAAATAGCGATACAGCGCGACTCCTTCCACATGACCTGACCAAGCCTCTGCAAGATGTGGGTCTCGTTGGGCCAGCCCATCTCTACGGCGAGCGGAAGCCATTCCTGACACTTGGTGTCAGGATCAATCTGGGCGAGCTGTACGAGCGTTGTAGAGGTCTCTACGGGCTCGTCGTAGATGCTCGCGTTCTCTTCTGCCATCTGCTGAATGATCGCGGCCTCGCGGTCTGCTTCTTGTTCTTGTGTCAACGGAACGATCTTCACAGTCTGAGGGACTCGGACAGTCGGCGATGGTGGTGACTCACCTCCCGAACCAAAAATGATCACAAGGCTGATGTAGCCGATCGCGCTTAAACCTAGGAACTTGAATGGATTCATTAGTGCCTCCAGTGTCGGGGCTCAGCTGGTGCTGTGCTCTCTTGGCAGGGTCATTCGACCCAATCTGGCGAGAGATGTCAAGTCATTGGGCAAAGATGCGTGTGAACGCTTCCTCGACAAGCTTTGGATTGTCTGCGAAAAGTGGTGAGATTTCAACATGAGTCCAGCCAGCTCCGGGCGTTCCGCCGTTGCGTGTGGCAGTCCAAGCCTTCCAAGCGTCGCGGTCGCATCGGTAACCTGCGCCCCACTTTGTGAGGCCAGTCAACGGGCATCCAGTGCCGTCGTAAGCATGGATCTCTTCAATGTTCAGATCGTCGCGATGTTCAAACAGAAACTCGACAAGAGCCTTGCGTTGTTCTTTTGTTCCTTTGAGATCTACAGCTCGCCACGACGCATGGACGGACAGCTGCGGGCCTGAACGCATCGGGCGGTTCGCGTAGATGCCGATGTTCTTGACACCGAACAAATACTCAACGAACTCCACGAACCGTTTCGTGCCGGCGCGGGGTGTGGGGTGGTTGCCGTCGCTGTTTCCTGTGTACGGTCTGCTAGTCATCGTCTTTTCCTTTTTCCTGTTTGTCTCGCAGGCCATTACTTGCGAGGACTCCGCCCAAAAGTCCCAAAAGTGCCATGAATGCTGGATTTAGGATGCTAAGGAACTCTTGGTCTGTGGGTGATGGTTCTAATGGTTGTACGACGAATAGCACTCCGTACAAGATGCCTAGCATGGAGATTCCAAACACGAATGACAGCGTGATGCCGACGACAAAGATGAGTCGGGCTTTAATTTCGGAGTTGCTCAGTTTTTTCATGGTGTGGTTGCTCCGATTGAGGTGTCGCATCTACGGCCTGACGGATCGGTTTCGCAGGTGTGTCGAGTGCGGTCTGAGCATCCAGTGACGACAAACATTAGGACGATGGCAAGTCCTGCGACGACAGCAAGAGTTTTCACGGCTCGCCCATTCGTGCATTGCACGACTCAGGGTCGTCGTACAGTTCCGATAATGCACACGGTTCGTGGCATACACCGCACATTACATAGTCGGGGTCGCCACACATATGTTCTTGGACACCGTTTTCTGGGCAGGTTTCGTTTGTGCAAGTAACTGTTTTCATCATGCCACCTCGTAAGCAATAGTAAATCGAATAATGTCGCCACTTGCTAAAGCAAAGGTCGGATTACCACCAACTGGCGAACCTGTCTGATACAAAAATTGGATTGTGCTACTTGATTGACCGTTAACTGTTGAATGGTACAAAGCGTTAAGACTTGCGTCGTAAACAAAACCTGCACCATACGAACCGTCAGTACTCAAAACATTTATTGGTAAGCCAACATATATGCCGACATTGCTTGTGCCTGCGCTAGTCACATTTAAAGCAACATTGACAATCACTAATTTTTGGATTCGGCAATACTTTGCCGATTGAATCGTCTTACTGACTGTCACGCCTTGTGTCAGGGTCGGGGTGTAAGACTCCCAAGCAGCCCCAATCTGATTCATAATGGCAGCAGTGAGCACTTGCCCACTGGTCAGCCCTGCCGTGTATTGCGTAGCCATAATGTTTCTCCTTCACCAGCCAAGACGGCTGGTATCCAAAATACCTGATTCTGTACTGTCCAAGATAAATACATCGTAAAAGAACGCTGGCGAGAAGTAGAAGGTGTAGCTGGTTTTGCCCGGCACACCACTAAAACTGAAACCTTCATACACGACATTAGTTGTTGTGTCGCTTCCTGCTCCGGGGACTCGCCAAGTTAGAACGGACGCGCACTGGTGAAAACTACGGCTGTTTTGTATGAAGTCTCTGATGGCTGTGTTGTTTGCGGTTGCGTCGTCAAAGTCCACTTCAAATCTGAGTGTGGTCGGGTCGCCTTGTGTGTAGCTGATCCATGACGCGAGGCCTGTTGCTTGGGTGCTGCTGAAGTCTGCTGATTCAAACGAGAACCCTGCTGTGCCGTTGGCGGTTTGACTTGCTGTGTTGTTTGCGAATACTGGTGTTAAAGCGTTTCCTGATGCGTCCGTGTAACTGACGGTCACTTGATTGCGGAAGTTGTCTAATGCGTTTGTGCGTCTTAATTCTGTGTAGGCGATTGAAGTTGTTGACGATGTTGTTCGGTGGAGGTTGACAGTGTTGTAGTCCAACATTCGACTACGAGCTAGGAAATAGATTCCAGCTGACTGTGCCAACAGTGCGCCTCGTTCTGTGTTGTTTAAAAGGTTGAGACGGTCCAAAATTGTGCCGTTGTAAAGGGTCACTGCTTGAGCTGTAGAACTGCCTGTGCCAACCCTTAAGACTTCAGGTGTCTTGAGTCCTGTGAACGCTTCGTTTGATCTTTCCGCCTGATTGGTTGTTGATTGTTGGCTGTAACCAGCGAAGTCTTGAAGTGTGAACTTGCCTGCTCTAGTCAGTTCGTCTTGGCAGGTGATTGTTGCTGTTGACATTCCAACATTTCCGGGGTAATCCGTGTATGTGACACCGATGACTGTCCCCCATGCGATGTCAAGACCAGTTGAAAACACGATTTGGACTTCAAGGCCTTGAGTAAAGTTCGCGGCTTCGTTCGCTTGGTTCTTGATGGTGATCTGGAATGTGCCACCACTGTAATTATCCAAATAGTTTTGTCGTCCAGTGTTGCCACTAAACGAGATCACCGAAGTGGTGAAGTCTGTGCCAAGAGCTCCGCGTCTAAATATCCATGCTTCCGCGCTCATTGAACACTCACAGGGAGTCTCCCGACATTGCGGTTGTAGGCCTGAAGTGCACGAACGACTTCGTTCGGGTCTGCGCTGGTGACATTGATTGTAATGTTGCCACCGCCACCGCCACCGAAGCCCATACTGCCCAACTTTGACAACGGGATCACGGCCTCGGGTTCACCGCCTTCACCAATCATGGCGATCGTTGGCGAGGTCACGATGCCTCCCTCAGCAAGTCGAGGCAACTTAACATTCGGGATACTTCCAAAGTTGACGAACGGCCCAGCTGCCGAATCAATGCCGTCAAGGATCGTGTTCAGGCCTTTAATAGCAAAATTGAGTCCGCCTTCAAGCCCTGAGATTACTGCGTTGATGACTCCCTTGAACGCTCCGCCGATGCCGTCAAATATCGTTTTAGCGAGGTCTTTAAGTCCGTTAAAGACTGAGATCACATTGTCTTTGAAGAAAACGATGGCAGCAAAAGCAAGTCCGAACGGGCCTGTGATAATGCCAAGAATTAGTTTCCAGTTGTTGCTCACCCAGTCAATCACGCCTTTGATGAAGCCGATGATCTGATCTTTGAATGTGATCACGAACGCGAGAGCGAGACCGAACGGGCCTGTCAGGATAACGAGCAAGAGTTGCCAGTTATCTTTGACCCAGTCGAACACTGTTTTGATCGCAGCCCATACTGCAGCGAACGCGTCACCGACGACTCGAATGACTCCGTCAAAGAGCCCAAACTCTTTCTGCAGGACGACCAGAATGGCGATGATTGCGACGACTGCTGCAACGATCAGGAAGATTGGGTTCAGGGCCATGACAGCATTGAAAGCGGCTTGAACGGCTGTGAACGCTGTAGTAACGGCTGTCCAGATTGTCATTGCTGTGTTGACTGCAATGATGGCGACAGCGATTCCGCCGATGATCGCGCCAAGAGTAATAACAAGCTGTTGGTTTTTTTGAATCCATGCAGCGAACGCGAGGAACTTCGGGAGGAGTTTTTCGGCGAGTGGTGCGACAGCTGCGCCGATGGACTCTTTAAGTTCGCCCATCTGGATTCCAAGGTTCTTCATTTTGCCTTGGGTCGTGTTCGCTGCAGTGGAGGCTTGACCTTTGAAGGTGTCGCTCATTGCTGCGAACACATCGTCAACATCTCCGCCGTTCTCAATGATCGTCGCAAGTGCTGGATCTAATTTTTTGAGCGGGCCGAGATTCCCATTAAATGCCTTACTCAACGCGTCGGAAACTGCGCCCAAATCTTTCCCAGTACCGGCAGAGACATCCAGTGCAAGGCCGAGCAAGTCTTGAGCTTTGGTGATGTCTCCTGTGCCTCGAACAAGCGAGTCCAATGCTGGGCGTAGTTCGTCGTCGGCGACTGCTGCAGCTTGTGAAGTTTTGGTGATGAAGTCCTCAACACCTGCGACTTGTTTGTCGGTCGCTCCAGTGACATTGCCGAGGGTGGTGGCGAGCTTTTGTGCTGCAGCATCATCTTCGGCGAACGCTTTGACAGCATCAAACGCGACAGTGCCGATCGCTGCGATCGCTAGCCCTGCAGGGACTGCAGCCTTCTTGATCGCGAAAGCTGCCTTCTCGCCTTTCGTCTCAAGCTTCTTGAAGTCGGCGATCGCTTTGTCAATGCCAGCAGGATTCCATTCGCTGATGATGGGAAGGTTGATTGCCATTACTTGAACTCCTTCTGTGCGTCAAGCATGAACTGCTGGATGATCGGCTGTAACGCTCTTTCAGCGTCGCCAGCCATTGACTCAACATCTTTCCACATGTAACGCGAAGGTAAACCGATACGGTCAAGCGCGCTCGCGAAATTGGGTCGGCGATACTTCGGTTCTCGGCGCGACTTTGTTCCGCCAGCCTTGCCAGCCATGTCTGTGATCGCGACAGGTGCGCCCTTAGTGACCACACGAACGACTGCGATCTGTTCAGCTCCTGCAGTAACAGATCCTTTGCGAGGCTTGCGAGTGTTCAAAGAGATCTGAACCTTCTTGACACCAGACCAACCTGTCCGACCGTTGTGAGCCATACCGCTCAAAGGTGGCGACTGGGGAACTCGAGCATTAATCGCATCTACAAGAGGCTTCGCAGCTTCTTTGGTGTCCTTCAACAATGTCCGACGCATCGCAGGGTTTAATTTCTGCATCTTCTTCAACGCGTCTTGCAGACCGTAAGTATCAAGTCTCACATCTGCTGCCATTATTGTTTTCGTCTCTGCTCGTTGATGATCTGGACGCAAGTCGCCAGATCGTCTTGTTCGAATGTTATGTTCGGAGGCCAGAACCCAGTCGCGACAAGCAGCTCTGCTAGTTGCTTCCGGTGGCCTCCTGCGTAGGGACTGCAGTCGCAGTCTCCACGACTTCAAGATCTTCAAGCTTCTTTATGAACTCGTCAAACGAGATCGGTACGGGATGGCCTTGTTGCTTACTGGCTTCGTAGGCCATGTATGCAAGATCTTCCATACCGATCCCGTTTGACAAGTCTGAAGCTCGTCGTTTCATTTTGCGTTCCCACGAAACAATCACGAAAAGGTTCGTGATCACTTCGTAGGTTTCGCCTTCGTACAGTTTCACTCTGAGAGTGAGTTTCATGGATTCTCCTTAGTCGGGATCGGATTACTAGATCAGGGTGTCGTTACATCGCGGACGAATGATCCGCCCATGAACACGGCCTCAACAACTGACAGCTCGCCAACAGTCGCCGAGATCGGTGTCACGGTTTCCAAGTAGCAACCAGTCAAGGTGTACTCAGGGTTGGATGCTGATTCGGTTGCGCCGGCTGGGCTGATGACGATTGTGGATTCAACACCGAACAGGCTGTTCAGCATTGTTTCAACTTCGGTCGCGCCGTAGCTCTGGAACAGAGTGAGCGTGAGCTCATTACTGAAGAGGCCTGCGGTGAAAGTGCGTGAGGTTTGTCCGAACGCTGTGTTCTCGAGTGCTTCTGCTGTGAGAGTCAAGGTCGCTGCACTGCAGTGATCGGTGAGCGTCATCGCTGATGGTGCGGTGACGGTGACGGTGGGGTTGCTGAGGTATGTGACGGTTGCGGGCATGATGTGTTTCTTTCTATGTGCGGCTTGTGCCGATTCTAATGGTGAGGTCGTATGCAGGAATGTCTTGTGAGCCGATCTGGGCGACTGTGGGTCGTCCAGATACAACTGCGAGTGAAGAGTTCATGAGCGTGTCACAGACTCCGAGTATGTAGTTTGTAGCGTCTTGGTTGCCGGGTGGCGCACCCAACACTCGGAGATCAATCGTGATGTCCGCTGTGTTGTTATTGAACGATGTGAATGTAGGAAGCTCAATGAACACCACCAGAGGGCGAGCGTTGCGTGGATCGGTAACAGGAACAAGTCCAAGAGCTGTGATCGTCGCTGAGACAGCATTGATCGTGTCTGTGAAGATGCCTGCCATCTCATGCCACTTGCGATCTCTTGATGCCGAGGAGCTGATTGATTCGGCCCATTGATGCGACTGGTGCTGAGATGTTCATGTCTTGGAAACTGGCGAAGGAGTCGATGCTTCCGCGTTCTCTGTACAACGAGGCCGCCATTAACACGACTCCTGCTTTTACTGCAGCATCAGGGACGCTGGTCAGTGAGTCATGGTATCCGGCCTGAACTCTGCGTCGAAATGACCATGCATTCGAAGCGTTAACTGATGAGGTCATGAAGGCTGTGTCATTGGCGGTCGCGCCACTGATGCCGAGAAACTCGGTGAGATCCGCAACATTTATCCATGTACAGGTCTGTGTCCAGACGAGCGAGCCGACGGGATCTGCAGCGGAACGCTCAAGGTCGTCGCCGACATCTTGAAAGAGAAGCTGGTTCGGAATGATGACATCCGAGTCGAAGATGTAGTCGCCTTCTTCGTCAATGCCAATGAACAAGTAGGTCGGTACAGCGAACACGATGTGTGTGCCGTTGAGACCATGTCCGAGGCCTGACAGTGTGATTGATTGTCCGACAGCGATGTCGGTGTTTTCAAGAGTCTGAACGACGGCGACATTTGACAGACGCTGGTGGTGCGTAACTGTAAAGGTTGCCATCGTTCAGATCTCTCTCTTCGTCTATTCGGTTCAGGCGCGCTTGACGAACTTCGTTGCGTCAATCATGACGGAACTGAAGTAGCCACGGAACTTGATGACTCGACCAAGCGCACCGTCTGCAAGTTCAACACTGACAGCTCCGCGCTGTTGTTCCCAACATTCGAAGCCAGTGCTGTCACCGACATAGACCTGATTACTCAAGTTGCGGTCAACGACGAGATTCAAACCGAAAGCGTTGCCGTTGAAGTTGCTCGCTGCAGTTGTACCGAACGCGTTCTGTGGGCCGACATTCGGGAACAACGGACGACCAGCGTCATCGGTCAATGAACCCAAGCCTGCGTAATAATTTGGTGACATCGTGAGCACATTCGGCAAGTTGCCGTTTGAGTTGGTCAAGATCTGCTCAGCTGCGCCGTAAATGAACTTGACCCAGTCCTCGGGCTTGGTGTCGTCTGTCAAAGTTTCTGTCTGGCTGACTCCAGCTTGGAAAGTCGTGCAAGCTGCGATGTCGGTGGCGTTCGCGTAGATGCGAGCCATGTCGTCAATCAAAGCACCAAGAACTTCGGGTGAAGTGAAGTCCATTGACTCTTCGGACAAGTTGACATAGCCACCGTAGAGGGCCTTGGTGATCTGAATGTCGTCCACGACGAAAGTGCCTTGATCAAGTGCGACAAGTTCGCCGTTGCTTGCACCGATGGTCGTGTGCGTGGTGACCTTCGGACGGATGAACACCTTGCCGGATGCGGGCATCTGGCGGACTCCCATAGCAGTAATCAACGGACGATAGTTGGCTACGAAGTTGTTATAGATCGGCGAGATGATCGGCACTGGCAAGAGGCCGGGCGAGTCATTGCTCGTCACATTCGGAGCTGCTGCAACGATGCGCTGGTTGAACTCTGCAAACTCGCTTCCGCCAGCCAAGAACTTGACCATGTACTCGGCAGCGGTGGGAAGCTTGAACTCACGCTTCGGAGCTGCGAACTGGATGGGAGCAGTGGGTACTGCTGAGGCTTCGATTGCTTCTGACATTTCATCCTCCTCGGATGGTTGGGTTGGGGTTGGTATTACTTCTTCGTCGGGTGCTTCCTCTTCGGGTGAAGAGGCCGCGACTGAATAAACTTGTGCGTCGGCGTAGGCAGGTGTCGTGACGACCGACAGTTCTAAGAATCTTGCCTCAGACACCTCTAAAGTGCCGTCTGCGAGCCTCTTGAACTTCGTTGGCACTGCGCCCACAGAAACGCTGTCAAGCGCACCATCTGCGAGCAGTGCGAGAGCGTCATCGGCAGCTCTGGTCGCGCTCAACTTGGCGACGAACATCATGCCTTCGGCAGTTGAGACTCGTTCGGTGACGCGTCCGATGACTCGAGTTTCGTCGTGGTACTCCAAGAGCTTGGGCATCGGGCCATCTTCGGGAAGTGAGCCTTCAAGGAAAACGACCGATTCTCCACCGGACAAAGTCGCTTTGACATTCCAAGGGACGGCAAGGCCTGTGATCTGACGCGATGGTTCACCATCGGCTGATGCGTCAAGTGTGATCTGTTGAGCTGTAAGTCGAATCATGAGTTCATGTCCTGTGGTGTGCGTGAGGATGCTGGTTCTTCCACACTGATCTCAGTGTGGTTCATTTCAACATCGGCGATCAGATCTTCGGTGTCAAACTCTACGAAACGGTTGCGAGGCAAAATGTCAGCCCCACTGAGACATTCCTGAATTGCGTCCATGTAGAGTTTCGCGCCCAGCAGATAAAGATCCTGCTTGGCCTGAGTGGCATTGGAATAATTGTAGCCAGAAATGCCTATGCCCAGTAAGTAGGCGGGGACACCGATTGACCTGCTGAGCTCGAGTGCGCTGAAGTTACGAGCTTCAACAAGTTGCATTTTTGACGGGTCGGTGTCAAATTGCTCATATTTTACGGCACTATTTAGTGCGCCGACAGCGTTAACGCGTCGAGCGTTTGACCATGCTGCAGCGAGCTCACCAAGTGACTCTGCATCCAGTGGTTCAGAGCTGTCGGTCTGCTGTAAGTATCCTGCGACGATCTCATTTGATGCGAACCGTTCAGCGGAGCGATCTAGTTTGATCGCTGTCTCTAACACTCGGCGACCAGTCCAAAGAAAGCCTTGAACTGGTGACAAGAACTGAACGACATCGTTGGTCGGGATTGCGATTCCGTTGAATGTGATCTGGTCGGATTTTCCGAAGAACTGTGGGCCGGGCTGATCCAATGTGTCAGTCATTTCGGCGGGCATCCACTGGAAGGAAAGCGGACGGCCTGTGGCGGAGCTGCGTGAGGTGACATACCAAAACGCTCGTCCGCGCATCATGAGATCCATGCAGGTGTTGCTCATGATGAAGTTGCGAGTGAGTGTGGGATCGGGTTGATCCATCCAAGACTCGTTGGGCTCATAGATTTTTTCGTACTCTTCGCCTGTCCACTGCCGTGTGTAGTGACGAAGAGGAAGCGAGCCGACAAGCGAGATGATCATCTGCGTCGCTCGAGAAACGGTCGGAACAGACAGGGCCAGTTCCGAAGCCGCCCCGACGGTGTAACTCCAGAACTGACCTAGTCCGCTTGCAGCACTTCCAGCTGCAGCTTGAAGAGGCTCGTGAGCAAACGCAGGAATCGCGTGTTGCTTCGATCTGCTGAAGAGTGCCATCGCTTCGGAGTCTCGCAAACTATTCCGCGTGTGTCCACTAAGGTCAACCGAAAGCCATCTGAGGTTTCGCTGAAGCCTTCGGACGCGATGTGAGCATGATTCCCCACACTGCACATCGGGCGAGCTCAATTGGGCCGGGTGACTTTTGTGAACTGAGCACGATCGCGCCACCAGTTTTTACTGCGACGGCTCGAGAGAAGTGCTCCGATAATGCGAGGTCACCAGTGTGGCGAACACGATCTTCCACGATCATCGCACGCGCTGCACCAGTCCACTTGATCAACTCGGCATAGCCAACGATGGTCATCCGCCGGCGAAGATCTGGGGGACAGTGGATTTCAAGTGATGGTGTGCAGGCGAGTTTGACTTGTGGGTCGGTCATTCGTTTGACGACTTCGGCCCACATCTGCTGGGCGGACTCAACTACGAACTCGGTGGTGACGATGACGCGTGTTCCGTCGTATGCGCAACCAATGCCGACATAGCGTGACTCGTCAACGGATGAATCAATGACAAGCCACTGGATCGGTGGCATCGGATCTACGCTCTTGCGATCGTTCCACAAGTTGATCGGAAGATACGAGTTGGTGGAGTCCACCCACAGATTCAAGTGGCCTCGAATAAACGCTTGACGGTTCGGCGAATCAAATGCGAGCTCGAGTGCTTTCATGGTGATCGTTGTCCCGAGTGCAGGGTTCGCCCAGCCCCAATACTGCCGATCTTCCAAACTGACTCCGGGTGGCAGTGACCACTCGGCAAAGTACAGCGAACCTGTACGGCCTGAGTCAATCGCTGCCATGCCCTGTTCTCGAAGCTGAAGGAGCACTGTTGAGCCTTGGTCGCCGGCGGTACTAAACATCATCATCATTGGATTCTTGACTGCGACCTGTGAAGGACGCAGGGCTGTAAACACAACCTCGGGCGAAATGTCCCAGATCTCGTCCACCAGTAAAACTGATGCCGAAAATCCGTGAGCGTGAGCAGAAGCTGCGACGACTGCGATGGATGATCCGTCTGGGAAATTGATCCGCTCGTCACCGTTCTGCCAGCGAACCTTGCAGAGAAACTTGTCCTCAAGGTCACGAACCAAATCACGAAACAAGGCCATACTCCGACGCTTCTGGTTGGCAACAATCAAAATCGTTTGGGGCTCTTTTCGAGAAGCTGCATACTCGGTCGCGAAGAACCCTGCGCACGCTCTCATGACAAGACTCTTCCCATTCTGACGAGCCGTACTGATACAGGCCTCACGGAAAACGAAGTCACCGTCCTCGTCCAGACTCAACGCGTCGTTCACGATCCGCTTCTGCCACTCCATCAGATCAATGTTGAGCACACGCTTCGCCCACAAGGTCAGGGAAGGACCATAACTCTCGCCGGCATTAACAGGTGTGACCAGTCTCGGCTCGATCCGTCCCGATGTTGGATAATCCGACGAGTTTCCGCTTAGTCCCTGCTGGTTCGGGCTAGTTGAGGGGATTTCCGAGTAGGGGCTCGGGCCCTCCCT